TGAAGCTCTTGAGTCACGGTTCAAGACTCCCAGCACGCCTCAATCCGAGGCTCCAGTTCCTCCAGTTGTTAACCCTGGAGTGTCTAAAGCACCGCCACCACCCAAATCGATCCCGGCTGGTGCTTCGGTCAATACGGAAAAGCGTATCACCGAAGCGGAAGCCGCTACGAAGTCGCCGGAAGAATACCAAGCATGGGTAATGAAGAACCGGCCTCAGCAAAAGATGACTGTCTATCGCGGGCAGCATAACAGAAAAGGGTACGTGGCTTAAGTTTTCAGACATTCCCCGACGTGTCCCGGAAGGCACGCAACTAGGGGAATTAAGTGGCTAATCAGTTTGAAATTATCAGCATGGTGGCGCAAAAGGCGCTGCCTCGCTTTATCAACAATCTTGGCTTTGCGATGCAAGTCAAGAATCCGTACCAAAACGAGTTTGGTCGTACTGGCGGAAAGATTGGGGCGAACTACCAGATTCGCCTCCCTGTAAACTTCGTCGGCGGCAGCGGCCCGGTCCTGACTCCTGAAGACATCATCGAGAACGTTACGCCGCTGTCGATCACTGCACAGCTCCAGGTATCGTTCCTCGCGTACAGTTCTGAAGATCTTCTCTACATGGACGATCACATGGAGCGGTACGGCTACCCCGCAATCGAAACCTTGGCGGATAAGTTCGACCGTATCGGCCTGGCTCTCTTCCAGCAGGGCTATCTCATGCAGGGCGTGCCTGGCGTGAGCGTCCAGCAGGTCTACACCAACGCGGGAGGCGGGCAGCCTGGGCAATACGCCGTTCAGAATCTCGTGCTCAATGCGAATGCCGCTCTGACCAACCAGACGGCTCCCCTTCGTGACCGCGTGATGGTGGTCAATCCGATCCAGGAAGCCGGCTACATCGGCGCGTTCACCAACCTTTTCAATCCGGCTGATGAAGTCACGGCCCAGTGGAAGGGCGCTCAGATGAAGCAGGGTCTTGGCGTTAACTGGGCAGTTGACCAGAATATGCCGATCTTTACGACTGGTGGAAGCGCCACTGGCGTAACGGTTAACGGTGCTGGCCAGACCGGATCTACCCTAATCGTTGCCGGGCTTAATGGAACCATCAACCCCGGCGACACGTTCACAATTGCCGGCGTCGGAGCGGTTAACCCCAAGAACTATCAGGCCATCACCGGCCAGTTATTCCAGGCGACCGTTACGAGCACGGTGACGGCGGCTGGCGCGGCCACTATTAGCTTCACTCCCGGTCTTGTGCCGCTTGCTGGCGTTGGCCAGACGGCCACCAACAGCCCAGCCAATGGCGCAGCGGTGATCTTCAACAACGGAGCAGCCTCTGGCGTACAGAGCGTGCAGAGCTTCCTGTTCCACCCGGACGCCTTTACGTGGGCTTGCCCGCCACTGCCCCAGGTGAACGTCAGCGCGGTTTCCCGCGTGGTCACCGATAAGCAGACCGGCATCTCGATTCGAGCGGTTCACGCCTACGATACCCGCATGGATCAGATGATCATGCGTTTCGACGTTCTGGTCGGCTGGGCGTTACAACGTCCAAATTGGCTCATTCGAGTAGCCAACTAGCCGACTGCCCAACCGGGGGAGACGTTCAGTTTCCCCTAATAGGGCTTAGACTTAAGGCATAGGAGAAAACGAATGGCGAGAGAATACAGTACAGTCATTCCCGGCGTGCCGCTCGAAAAGGCGCATCCGGGGCGTCCGACGCATACGGTTATCCCTGAAGTGTACCGGCCAATGGCAGCCAAGGCGGAGTACGTTCACCAGGAATACCCCAAGCACGTGACGGTTGACGACAAGGTTTTCGAGGTCAGTAACGCCGAGGAAGAGCATAAACTTGCGGCTGCCGAGGCGGTTGACGAAAAGATCGAGGAGGATGAGGATTAATGGCACAAGGTGACATGTCGGAGCTTTCCTCCGACCAAATTGCAGAGGCTTTGCAGATCCTGCAACAGCATAGCCAGGGGCTTCTGAAAGAGCAGTATCAGGGCCAGGGTAGCGGCTTCGATATCGCTCAATTCATTGGCCTTACGAATGAGGATCGCTGGCAACCGGAACCCGGCTATACCCGTATGATGCGGACGGTCCCAAAGCACGGCACTCACGATATGTGGCAGAACCGCCGACCCTATAAGCATCAGGAGTTTCCCAAGATGCTTTACGCAATGGACGGCGACAAGCTGATTACCCAGATCGTTAACAGCAAAAAAGAGCAGGACGCCTTACAGGTGCAAGAAGAAGGCTGGTACGACCATCCCGATAAAGCTAAAGGCGGTTCTGAGGCTCCCGAGGCTATGGCGTTGCCGCGCCGTCGTGGTCGCCCGCCGCTCGTTAGGACCTAATGTCAGTCACAGTCCTAGACGTAATCAATTCCGCCGCGTCCAAGCTCCAAATGAAGGGGCAGGGTAAAAACCTGTATGGTGATGATGTCGCCAAGTTCTTCAACAATCTCAACATGATGGTTGATAGCTGGGGCGCGGAGCGGCAATTATGTTGGACTGTGCAAGCCTTCTCGTATCCGCTTATCGTTGGGACCAGATCGTATCTGATCGGCCCTACGGCACCGGCCCCGTTTAATCAGCCGAGACCTGTGACGATCCAGAGTTGGGGGGTGATCATTCCTGGGGGCAGTCCGCCTCTTGAACTTTCGTCCAAACGAGTCCTAACGGCAGACGAGTACAACTCGATTGCCTTAAAAGACTTGCCGAATGCCTTCCCGCTTGAGATCTACTACGATTACGGGACTCCGAACGGGACCATTTCGGTGTACCCGGTCACGTCTAGCGGCGGCAATATCCTCAAGTTGTACATCCCAATGGCCATGTCGTTCTTCACGGCCCTTACGGACGTGATATTTACGGGGCCGACTGCTACGCCAACATTGGCTATTCCGAACTTCCCGCCAGGCTATTGGCAACTGCTGGTTCATAATCTGGCGGTTTATAGCGCTGCCGACTTCGGTAGAGCTGTGCCGTCTGAAGTGGCCGGTATTGCGGCCCGCACTATGCAAAAACTGAAGTCCAGGAACATCTACGTCCCGTCTTTAGAGATGCCATTCCGCCAGCGTACGGCCTACGATTACCTATCAGATGGCTACCTGGACCATAACCCTTAATGCCAGCGCAGCAAGTCACATACAAGGGGTTTATCGGGGGAACATACCAGTCTTTGAGCCTGTCTGAGGATGGCGAAGAGACGATAAACCTGTTTCCTGAAGCGGTCGAGTCTAAGCAGACTAAGGCCCAATCGCAAATGGTGTTCTACCGGACTCCTGGGCTGCGGGCGGCGAATATCCAGGGAGGCTCTCTAACCGGCCCGATCCAGGGTATGTTTGCGTGCTCCACGTCGGCTGACGTGGTGAATGCCGGGCTGATTATCGATACGGCGATTATCGTGTGCGGCGTCTCGACGGTCGGCAACTGGGACGTATTCCGCGTGGCGGTGACTCCGCAGAGCAATCCGCCTCTGATAAACCTGACGCATGTTGGATTGATTAGCAATCCGGGACCGAATCAGTACGTAGACTTCGCGGCTAATGACCATCAGATTCTTATAGTTAGCAATCCTAACGGGTACATCTATAACGCTCTGGCAAACACGTTTGTCCAGATCACGGCAACGGGCTTTAATGGCGCGGTGACATGCACCACGGTCGATGGGTTCTTCGTGGTGAATAACCCGAATAGCAACACCTTCTCGGTGAGCGCGTTCAACGATGGCACGGTATGGAGCGGTATCGACCAGGAAAGCACCCAGGACTACCCCGATACGCTTCGGGCAGTCAGCAACTATTACCATTTCCTTCAATTGTTTAGCGGTAGACGGTCGGAGCGGTACTACGATACCGGCAGCAACTCGGCGCTATTCGCCCGTCTCGAGAATAGCTACCAGTACTACGGTATAGTCGCGCCGTGGTCTCGCGCATACCTGGACAATACGCTGTTCTACCTAGGACAGAACGAGAATGGCCAGGGAATCGTGTGCCGACTCCAGGCCGATGCGCCAAAGAGAGTCTCGAATCAGGCGATGGAATCAGCCATCCAGAAGTACGTTACGACGCAAGACGCATTCGGCTGGGCATACCAGGATGGTGGCCATCTATTCTACGTCCTACACTTCCCTAGCGCGATTCCTAACCCGAATCATGTGTTACAGCCTGAACAGCCGGTAAACCTTGGCGTGACTTGGGTTTATGATGCCACCACGAGCGGCCTAACGGGCATGGACACTTGGCATAAGCGGATGTCATGGAATCCTGGCACCGGGCAGTACACGGCCCATGCTGGGCGCTTCTATATGTACGCTGGCGGATTCCACTTGGTTGGTGATTTCGCGGTTGCGCAGATCTATCAGCTTACGCTCGACGCGCCGACAGATAATGGAGTGCCGATTCGCTGGGTACGCACGGCGCCTCACATCTCTACGTCCATGTTCCAGAATACGTACTCCTGGTTTCAGGTGGATATGCAGACCGGAACCGGCCTGGCCAATCCTCTGCCGGGTGGACCCATGGTAGTACCTGGATGGGGCAACACGGTCAACATGCCGCCAGGTGGAGATAATCCCGTCGTACAGATGACATGGAGTGACGATGGCGGGTTTAGCTTTAGCTCAGAACTGCAAATGGCGGTCGGCAAGATCGGCCAGACGCGGCAACTTGCGGTAATCAACTGCCTTGGCGTAGCTCGTGACTTCGTGGCGTCGGTGTTCTCGACGGACCCTGGAACTACCTGCATTCAGAATGCATTTCTGGGGATTGAGGAGGGGATTAGCTAAATGCCGGCCACTCCGCCAACTACTGCGCCAATCACCCAGGTACCTTCTAAGTACCCGGAGACTTTCTTTCAGCAGCTTCGCCTCACCGTGATCGCGCTATGGCAAGCCACTCTTGGCAACTTCCAGCCAGGATTCGCAGCGGCTACCGTGCCGTCTGCCGCTACAGTGGCTCCCAATACGCTCTGGACGGTCATCAGTGGGGCTGCGACTATCCAGACCATTACTCCTCCGACTGGTCTGGTACCCGGCGTAGTGGCTTATTTGC